CTTAACAAACAAAAATTTTAAAGTTGCAACGTTGCAACAGAAAGGACTTGATTTTATGAAAATTAATGGCATTGAGATTAAAGGAATTAAAAAGGCTATAGGAGAATGGAATAAGATAGATAATAGAAAATATATAACAATTATATACGATAGGAAAAATAAAGAGGTTCAGGCTGTTAGTTGGATATGGTATAAAGAAAATTGTAATGAGCGTTTAAGTGACGGCTATTTCAGATATGAAAATGTTATTGATTTAATTAGAGATGTTTACTATGACGATTATCGTGTTACTATGGTAACAATACAAACAGTATTAAGAGAATATGTTATATAAAACAAGCCCCATGAGAAAAACTCATGGGGTGTTTTTATGCCCTTATACTAATAGCGTGTTTACTTTGTGCATTTATCCAGTTTCTAACAATTTCGCCCACTGAATTATCTGCATAAAACACACGATTAAATGTTATTAAATTATTAATAAGTTTATGTACGTCTGTAGGCTGTTCCGCCAGTGATTGAACGTGTAAAGGATTGGTATCTGTTTCAAAACTGTATACAATTCTATTTTTTAAATTTAGATTTTCCGTTTTCGTTTGAATGTTAAAAAATAGAAATACGCTATTGTTATAATGTACAATATTGCAAGCAATAATATCATTATCAAAAAATATATAAGCCCTGTATACAATATCTTCTTTTTTAATTTTAAATGGGGCGTGGGGGTAATTTTTTATTTCCCATTGCCCCGTCGTTATCATTTTTAACTGGGGATTATCAAAGGCAAAATATTTACTAACTTTTCCAGTCTGTCCTTTACTGTCTGAGTATTCAAGTGCAAGCGTTAATTCACTATCTCCATATGTAAATAATTTCAAGTCGCCCTGTTTAATATCTGAAATTTTACCTAATCCCATTTCCGCAAAATATGGGCAATATTGGTTTACTGTATTCGCTATCATGTAGATAATTGTGTTATCCCTGTCACGAATTATAGAAGACAATAAGTTAGTGAATGTAACAAATTCATTATTAAGGTAAAATGAACGTGTCATAAATTCGTCAAATAGTATATATTTGAAGTAGCCGTTGTCTGCACCTTTCGTGCGTTCCCACGCATTTAAAGAAAAGCATTTACAAAAACTTTGTTCACTTTTTTCCTCTGTATTTGTATTATATAGATAAAACTCTCTATTTTTGTATACAGTGCTGTTAAATTGTCCGTTAGATAATTTTTCAATTAAAGTTGAATGAGGTTTAAATAAATTTTGTATATTTTTAGGCATAATTTCCTCGTCATAACGTCTTATATATGCAAGCTTAAACCCCTCTTTAAAATATCCTTTTATTTCCTGCTCACACACTGCATAAGTCTTTCCGTTTGAGCGTTGACCTATAATCAAATTGTATAAAGCATTTAACTTATTAATCTTTTTTAGTGAATAGTATTCATTTTTCATTAAAATCACACTCCCAAAAATTTGTAGCCAATTCTTGACTTTTTTCAAATAATGTATGCTCTTTCGCACCGCCACCGAAATTTGTGCCACACATTAAATAATATATAAACTGTTCAGATAGTGACATATTATAGTCTTGTTCTTCCATATGTATATAACTATTCTCTGCCACTTCTGCATAATTTCCTTGATAGTCTTTTACAATAATTTTGTATGGGTCATTAATATACGTTAATGTATTTTTGCCTGTATACTCTTTCGGGATATACATTTCATTATCAAAAAATTCAAATGGTTGCAACGTTGCAACTATATACGGAACGGCACACTTTTTATTTAGTCCTGAAACAGTAATATTAAAATTTCCGTCTTGCTCATACGCATAACGTTTTGCACCTAACGTTTTAAATTTTGTGTAAATTCCCTCAAAATCCCATACTCCTAAAGGTTTTTTGACACCTTTAATTGTTTTAGGTTTAGCTAAATTCAAATCAATTTCATAATAATTTAAAGCCTTGTTTATCTCATCAATACAATTTTCGTTATATTCATTTATCCAGTTTTTATAATTTTCATAGTTTAAGAATTTTATACTATCTGTATCACAATAAATAACATCTTCATCAATTTCTAAAATGCCTTTAAAAAGTTCATGCCTTGCCCATGCTGTAATCCATACTCCCCATTGGTATACTAGCACTTGTTTTTTATTCTTTATGTAATTTTCTTGCAACGCTTCTGATATATCTTTCTTTTCTGTATTCCATTCTTTTCCATTAAAAATAATATCGTCGTTAACTGGATTGGTTACGCACATTCCGAATAAACTATTCAACATACCTTTACCGACTAAATACTCGACTTCTTTTCCCTTTACGCCTTTTAATGTTGTTTTATCGTTGTAAAATTTTAACGCACATTCTATAATTTGTTTAGGTAAATAACCATAACTAGATGTATAAAATTTGCCGATTGATAAATGCTCATAAGAATAAAATTGCTCAAAGTCTTTAAAGTCAATATCTGTAAAATATGTAAATATTCTATCTGCCGACACAATTCTGCCATTATCAACAACCGCATTATCACATACAGAACATTTTGACCTTGATAAAATATGATTGCATTTTTTAGCAATAACGTTAGTTAATTCCACTTCAAAAACACAAGGATAATTTTTAATACAGTATCTAAAATCATTCAAATCTTTTATGTGAATTTTTGTAAATGGTTGCATGGGGTACTTTTTTCTAATCATAACAGAGGGATATGAACTTGTAAAATCAATGCTCGCAACATTTTCCATTACCATTCCCACATACATATAATTTGCATGAGTGAAACCGCCCATAAAAGCTTTATGTAATAAACAAAATAAATCTTTATCAATTGGGGCTATCTTTTTTATTTTCTCTCTATATTTTGGATAATATGTGTGTTTCTTAATGTAGTTTTGGCAATATTTTCTAACATACCCTGTTTTAGTTAATGGTATTTTTGTTATATCATTATCATTTTTTGCCATTTCTTCAAGTATAAAATAGTGTAATATTTTAACGTCATGCTCACAATATGCCAATTCTTCTCTTGTTAGTGTTGTTTTCCATGTTCTTAAAAGTTTATAGTTTAAATCGCCTGTTAATTTTTGTATTTTTACGCTTGTCAAATCTTCCGCTGTTTTTGCTAGGCTCATACCACTCAGCATTAAACTACACTTTAAATCAAAACATTCATTCATAGTGCATTTAATGGGGTGACGTGCGTTTCTTGCGAAAACATCTTTAAAACGTTCATGACCGATTAAAAATTGAAATTCATAACCTAAATTGTGAATATATATTATAATTCTTCTGTATTCATTTAATTTTAACACTTCTTTTAATTTATTCAATGTAAAATCAAAATCTTCCCATGTTCTACCATATACATAATTACCATTTAATGCAAACATGAAAATATACATACAAGCCCTTTTATTTTCGCCCTCATAAAATGAGCTTGTTTCAATATCAAATGCAAATGGGGCGTTGTAATATTCAATATATTTATTATCTTTTGTTCGGGTTGTAACTGTCTGTAAATTACTATTCTTTAGAATATCAAAATCAAAATCATTTACATTTATCAACTATTACACTCCCTTTGAAAATAGTTGCAACGTTGCAACTATTCTAGCATCTGCATTTGCTCACGCATTAAATCATACATTTCATTTTGCGTTCGTGCTGAGTTTTCAAGGGTATTCAATAATGAATTTATTTCATTATCATTAAAACCACTTTCAACCATTTCAGCAATAAACTGTTGTACAAAATCGCTATTAGGTAATTCTGCACTTATTCCACTATTTCCGAAAATTGTTAAAACTCTGTCGACATTTTCTTCAGAAATATTTAAACGTTTTGCGTGTTTTGACATAATAGCCCTTGTTTCTTTTACTGTTGTTTTCTGTCCTAAAAACTGCCTAATCTGTACATAATGCTTTAGCAATTCTGTTCTTGTTTCTCCTTTTGTACCTGTTTTAAAAAAATTCTTTTTTGTTGAAAATTTACTTTCATGTAGAAACGTATTCCATTTATTAGAAATTATAGGGTTTTTGCTATACATTCCACTTTTTTTCAATTGACTCAGGCGTAAATTTGCTTTACGCCCTTGTCTTAAAATTTCAGCTTTTAGCTGTTCGTTTGTCAAACCGCTTGCAAAATGTTCATTCATTATACAAATACACCGCCTTGTAACATATTTACTATATATTGTCTTTCGCTGTCTGTACACCTGAAATTTATTTCAGGATTGCTAACAACTGTAAAGCCCTTAAAATCAGACAGTTTTCCAGTTATTTCACAAGCATATCCTACAGTACGTCCATAATTATCAGGTACATTTAAAATAGGTCTGTCAATAATGAAATAACACTTTTGCGGTTGCCACGTTGCAACAGACGGAGAGCTAGCACTAGCATTTTGATATTGCACTGGCGTTGCAAAACCGCTATACATTTGATTAGCACTATTAATTAAACCGCTCATATTGTCCGTGGCTGTAGCATTTGCAATACCCATTGCACCATTTACTACATTACCAATAACTGTACTTGCATAACTTGCACTGTCTGTTCCTGTCATTGGAATTGTTACACCTAAAACACCATTCCTATAAATAAATGGTATATCATCTTTAAATACGATAGCCGTTCCTGCACCTGTTGTGTAATCAACTATCATTTTTACAGATATTTTATGTCCCATAAACTCCGCTGTTGACACTGGCACAACTCCAATATATGGGATATATAACTGGGCTGTCGTATATGGTTCATAGTCTAGGAAATTTTTGAATTTAGTAAAAAATGTGCATTCACCTAAATCAATTAGGCTGTTTACATTTTCCGTTAGTTTAATACCATTTACGCCTGTGTTTGTTCTACCTATTACAATAGGTTCGGCTTTTGTTGCTGAATTTTTACGAGCCACATTAAACGGAAACAAACGCAAATCAATAATTCCGTTCATAGGGTTTTCGCCCATTAATGCTAGACCTTTTACAATTTCATTAAATTTTGTTTCGTCTGCGTTCCATAGAAAATCAGCAAGTTGTCGCACGTTAGTTGACGTGACCGCAAATGACCTATTGAATACATTTACATTTGACAGTGTAGGCTTGTTTAGGTCTATTTTGTCGGTGTAATTATTAGGGTCAGTGTTTTCAACTCCGTTGAAGCCGTTGCCTGTATCTTCCGTTTTATTCCATTTTGTTTGCTGTGTATTATCATTTATATCTTTTCCTTGCAATGGGGTATCAGATATAGCACCCTCATCATTCATTTTTCCGATAATTATATGTGGGTCAGTAATTTTCTTTAAATCTGCGTGTTGTGCACTATCCATTGTAGTTGCACAAAAGAACCCTGTATTTGCTATTATTTTCAGAACGTCCGCACGAGTACCTTTAAATTTTGTATAAACTTCTGTTCCATTATCAACTAATTCCCATAATTTGCTTCCATACGGGCACTCAAAAACTGCTTCATAGATATTAAAGCCGCTAGAATGAAAAGAACTGTCGGGTTTATGCCCATATATTAAATAATCTCCGTTGTTATAATATGGAAATATATCCTCTTGATATATTCCTTCTATAGATATGTTTTTTATAGTACCATATAGCAATGGTATAAAATATGTAGCCCAGCCACTCGCTTGATACCATAATGTTCTATTTTTATTATTTCCAAAACACGGACGAAAAATAATTGTATTTATTGTGGGGTATGTTTTTTCGTTCTCTGTCCCGAAATACTCATCAACTGCAAACTCTTGATAACTCAGGGGATTACTTGCACCTATTTGTACTAAAAAACATAACGATTTAAACGGAAATTTTAATACGGGGCGAATTTGTGTATATATTTCTTTTTGTCCGTAGGCTATTCTATTTCTATACCATTCAAACAACGTTCCGTATACACTTCCCTGTAATGCACCTAAATAAATTCCCGTGTCAACTGGTTCAGTAAACCCTGTTTCAACCCATTTGGGGGTATTTAACTGGTTAATAAATAGCAATACTGAATTAGGATTTTTGAAATTTGTGCCAATTAAAATAGATTGGTCAAACTCTTCATTTAATTTCAAATGATTTGGATAGCGACTAGCAATTGTATCAGCATACCGTCCTATTGTCAACACCTTTCCGTCCTCAAAATTCATATATGGATAACCACTGCTCCAATAATCGGTATTTAATTTCATGTGTTCAGCCCTCCGTTCTCTGCTGTTCCTTGATTACTGCCACCGCCTGCCACATTTAGCACAAAATTGTAACTATTGGCTGTAGCCGTGTCTAGATTAAAATCTCCTCCAGTAAATTCAATTACTTTCATTTCTTTATTACCCTTTAATGGTAACATTGTATCAGGTATGTATGTGCTTCCGATATTTTCATTTCTAGTTACTAAAAATGTGCTGTTTAGCAATGCCGTTGAATAAGTAAAAATATCAAATTCACATTGTAAAATAATTGTTTCTGCACTCTCAACGTCAGCCGAAATTATATGATAATATCTATCAAAAAATGGTATATACGCCATATTTGCGTTAAACGTTTCGGACGTACAAAATAATCTTATACGAGGTGAAAAACTGTTCATAGTGTCCAGTATTTCACAATTAAAATCAATTGCATTTGTTAATGTTTTTTGAATTGTACGCACGTCTTGTGTGCATTGATATGTTGTTATAATTGGCATTTTTATCACCTCTATATAGTTGCAACGTTGCAACTTTTTAGGGTTGCAACGTTTAACTATAAATTATTGTTTATCCAGCGTCAGCGACTATAAATACAACACAATTTTCCATTGTATCATTGAAGTAACTTGCGTCATACTTATAGAAATAATTCCAATACTCGCCCTTTGGGTTGTAAATACTTGTAACTCTTGGATTGGCGTTACAAATCATACAAGCGTCTTTGTCGAAAATAGTGCCAATGACACCTGTCTGAGTAACTGCATTACCGCTTGCGGTTGTAACATTAATTTTGGAAATTTCTGCAAAATCGAAATTCTCACTATTTCCGCTTCCCTGCCAATATGGTACTTCTGAATAACCATTCAGCTTCACAAGGTCATTATGAAATGTGTCACTCTGTAGATAAACCTCAGCTGTATTTACAAATCTTGACAGCAGAACCATTTTCATATCACTCTCAGGGGTGAATGTAGTATAGCCACCGTCATTGAATAGCGTTGAAGGACGCTGAATGTACTTTATATACTCCTTGATTTTGCCAATTGCATATCTCAAAAAGTCCCTGTCCATAAGTGCATGACTTGCGGTCAGAGTTTGTGTAAATTCTGCATTGTACATTGTCAGAAGGTTAACAACGTTATTCTTGCTATGTATCTTCTCAGCAATGAGATTATTAATAGTGCGTGTTTTAAGTATATCATTTGACAAAGTGAGCTTAAAACGAATACGATTTTCAATCATAGCAAAAAAGCTATTCATTTCAGAAGGCGAATTAAATGCACTCTTGACCTGCATTTCTGTGAATGACATCTGCACTTCATATGTGACCTTGCTGTCATAGAATTTTGACTGAACGTCGGGGGCGGTAAACACAAATGGGTCATAGCTCTGTCCGCTTGTCAATTTCCAGCTATCATTCTCGACGGCATCAGGCATTTCGCAACGGACTTTCTGCATTGCAGAACCATATTCCCAGTTGTCGGCAAGTATATCAGGGGCTGTTGAATTGTAAACTCTGTCAACAAATATCATTCTACCGACTTTATCAATCAGCTTGCGAACGTAATTATCAACATCTGTTGCTTCCAAAATCTGTTTACCCATATCAACAACGTTTTCAAGATTTTCTGTTGTTACGGCTGTTTCACCGATAATTTCTTTCTGAGCCTCATTCAAAATTGAAGCAATCTGCTTAACTTTCATAATTTTTCCTCGCTTTCATTTCCTCGCCCTTTAGGCGGTAATAAGTGTTTAATTTTTTTCTTATCGTTCTGTCAATCCCCTTGAAATGTGAAAATTTATCTTTTATAACATTTTCATAATCTAACCAATTGGCAAGGGATAACCAAAACATAAAATCATCACTATATAAAATATAGTCTTTTAAATCTTCCTTGTGTTGCAGAGTGTCAGTAATTACATTTAATACAACTGTCCTCGCAAGGTTGATATAATTTTCTGCATATGTAGGACTTCTCACTTTTTGCATATTTCCTCTCTTTCTAGTTGCAACGTTGCAACTTTTTAATATACGCCAATTAGAATAATATCGGCTATAGCTTTTATAAATAGGTCAACTACAGAAAACATAGCCAATTGGCGTTCACTTTCAATCATTTGTTGAGAAGTGGTAACACCAATGTTACCGCTTCTTGTAAATTCATGTACAGTTTTTTCATTTCCTGCCGTTGTAACTGTAGTGTTTATATCCTGTGTATCGGTGTTTGTGCCTGTATTTGTAGTTTTTGTATCATTAATAAAACTGTCTGATTTATCAAATGTTGTTTTTCCTGTTGTGATTGACGTGTCAACTCCGACTGTATTTGTATTTACTCCTTTGTTTGTTTGCGTAATGTTTGGCGTTCTTGTGTCTGTTCCCTTTTCTGTCATAGAATAGTTTTCAATGGGGTTATATTCCAGCGACAGAGTATCAACTAACTTATCATATTCATACTTGTGTGATTTTCCATATAATGCTATATAGTCGCTTGCCTGTTTTACCATGTTAGTATTATTTACCGTGTTTTCACTGTCATAATACTTGTAAAAATCACGTTCACCAAACTTGTTTACAAAATATGAGAACATTTCAGCAGATGTAAAAATTGTAAATAACTTCAAGTCTGTTGATACCTTGTCAAAAATAGTTTGTATAGAGGGGAATAATTCTACCCATTTATTCAGCGTTATCAATTTTTTCATTGTCTTTTTCCTCTTCCTCTGTAGGCTCTTCCTCTGTAGGCTCTTCCTCTGTAGGCTCTTCCTCTGTCAAGTCTTTCCATTCTTCCGAAATTTCAACAGTTATGTTTGTACCAAACATTTTATTAATTTTTTCAAGTGCCTGCTGTCGGTTGTTTAGCATATTTACAACATTCACAAATAAAGCACTATCATTAATATTGACCTCTGCTGTGTTTAGCCGTTCTCTTTTCATGTTGAAATTTGCATTTACACCGATTGAGTTGTAAAAATTTGCAAGCCAAAATTGATATGTTTCAACAGTCTGTTGAAGAATTGTCGCAACACTTGTATTATCTGCCATTTTTATTGGCGTGATACAATTTAAAATTGTGTCGTCAATCATTACCGCTGGATTGCCGTTGTATAACTGTTTTAGAACTTTTTCCCCTGCAATTCTAACAGTATCGTCTTTACACAAAAATGCCGTTTGTACTCTGCCATTTTTCAACGCACTTGAAATTGTTACCACACAGTCAGCTAACATATTTGCTGTTAGTGTCAATATAGGATATAGACCACCTGTCATTGTTTGTGTAGGGTATTTGTCAGTGTCGCTATTGAACATAACAACTCCGTCAATATCTATCTTTACATTTTTGCTTCCTAAAATTGGATTAGCAATAATAAACTCGGTGGGTAAATAATACTCGTTAGGATAACCGCCATAATTTCCATTTAGTGCATATAGCTTTCCGCTAAATTCTGTAAAAACAACTCTTCCAGTAACAAAAAGCCAAAAATTCATTACTTGTTCGTCAATGGTATCTGGCAAGCCTTTCCATGTAAACATATTAATAACACGATTTAGCAACATTTTGTAATAATAGTTTGTCAATTGTGTTTTATCTATGTTTGATACTCCGAACTCAGACCATTCCCACGGCTTTATCTTTGAACTCATTTTTTCACCCCCTTATCGGTTGCAACGTGGCAACTTTTTTTTGTTACCACGTCATGCCGATTTTATTATTTACTGTATCTGAATTGAATAAAATTCTCCGTTCGTTGACTTGCCTTTTACAAATCTAACCTTTACTTCTTCTCCGTCATTAAGACAGTCACTGAGAATATCTGCAAGCTCTTCCATATGGTCTAGACAGACCTTTGAAGAAAACCCGAACACACCGATATCTGTTGCAATATAACCAATATCGCAAGGTTTCTTATCCCTGTCAAGTCCGCCATTTTCTACCACCGCACAGCCCGAAACAGTGTGCCACTCGCTCGCTTCTGCTGTCTTGATTGAAAGGCTTCCGCTTTTAGCGTTAAAAATATCCTTTTTGCTCATGTTCACATTAAATCCTGTCATGTTAAAAACCTCTTTCCATGTTTTTTTGTAATTTGTTCAATATTATGTGACCGTAATATATAATAGTTATGTACGCTAGATAACAATAGCGGTTTAGCACTCTTATTTTATAAATGTTAATTATTATCAATTTGCTGTTGTATTGTTAAATGCTCACATAGCGTATTACCGAATGTTAAAAATTGACTATTTTGTCAAGAATAGCTTCATAAAGTGCATTAATTAGTTTTACTCCTGCTATTCCATTTTCTTTCTTTTTCAGTTTTCGCAAAATCTCATTTGTAGCCTTTTCAGTGCCTTTTCCGTATATGCCATTAAAATCTACACCAGTGCTAATTATTTTGCAAGTTTTTGCTAGTTTTAGTAACATTTTATAAGCGTATACGCCTGCATTATTATCTCCACGTTTTAGCCCTGTAGTGTCAAGGGCGTTACCTTTGTATCTTAACACGCCTAAAAAGTTAGTATATGTGTGACGTTCTTTCGCCACAAAATTGTGCCCGTTGTAATTTTGGTCATAACTGTAAAAATAGCTTGTATTTCCGTCGCCTGTTGCTATTGAGATATGCCCGATATTGTCAGCCGACTTAAAAACACAAATATCGCCTTGCATTGGTACAAAATCGGGTGTATTTGAAATTTTTGTAAAATTCTTTACAAGTGCCGATACCTCATTGAAACGTGTGAAATACTGTTGAGCATTGAAATTATGTGGATAATATGTGAAAATATTAAAACATTTCTGCATATAATCATTGACTAAATCACAACACTGAAAGCCGAAAACTCCGTCAAAATCAATTGACTTACCTAAATTTCTAGATATATATTCTTTAAATGTCATTTTTCTTTTACCTCTAAATCGTTTAAACGATGATTAATTACTTTTATTTGTTCCTCAACTACTGGCAAACGCCTTGCAAAATTGTTATGTTCTGCTACACGTTTTTCTAATTGTTGAACTCTGTACTCTGTCAACTTAAAGCCTGAATAACTTCCGATAAACGTGCCTATTAAAGACAGTACCGCAACTATTATTGAACTCCACATTTCACACCTTACCATTTTTTGAGAACTGAGTACCAAAGTAAAAAGCTATTACTGTAGTAAATACTGTCATGTACTGTTCACTTGTTATTTTTCCTGCAAGTGACAGCAGACAAAAAACAATAGTTAACAGAATTGTTACAACTGATTTTATTGTTATCTTCATATGTATATCCCCTTTTATGAGTTATCACTTTTTACACGTCTGTAAATTTCTTCATGCACTCCAAAACTTACAGTTACTAATTCAGGAATGACTTTTCCCTCATCATAAAACTTTGGTGTAACATTCAGCGGTATAAAATGACTTCTTTCACAACGCCTAGCTTCATGCTCATCTTCAAAAATCTTACCACACAATTCACAAACAAAAAGTTTTTTCATTTTCTATTTACCTCTCTTTCTGTCACACTGAGTAATTAATACTCAGTGTGATTTGTTGTAACGTCAAAAGAAATGTCAATATTTTCGAGGTTCTCTCTTTTCTCCATGAGTGCATTTACCCATATTGACAAATCTTTAAGACTTGCAAAGTGCTGAACTCCTCTCGGGGCTTCCTCGGTTGCAACGTCGCAACTTTTAGCGGTTGTTGCTTCCTCTTCCTTTTCCTCTTCCTCTGCTTCCTCTTCCTCAGTGTCTTTCATTTCAAGAGCCTTTGTGCTGTTGACAAATTCTCTCAACTGTTTTATTGTCATATCTGGCGTAATGTTACCATTTGCAATAACTTCATTGTCAAGAGTTACAAGAGTGGCAAGCTGATTGAAAGTGTACATTTCAGCGTTGAGCGGTGAGTTTATATCGGTTATAAACTTGTCTGCTACTCTTCTCATACGGCTCGCTGTTGACTTTGTTATGTTAAACATTGTCATAGTGTAGTCGCCAAAATCACCGAAATCCTCTTTCCATGTACTCTTGTTATATATCTCTGCAAGGTCAACACAAATAGCCTTTTTGTTATCCTCAACATTTACCATTCTTGTAAAGATACGCCTTGTACTCTCTTTAAGAGCGTTGCTCTTGAATGTGTTCATAATGTTTGTACTCTCTGATTTAATAATATTCTCCATGATATTTTCCTTTCTGTTGCAACGTTGCAACTTTAAAATTTTTGTTTGTTAAGGTTTTCTTTCTTGTCCTCTCCCTTAACTCTATATATAGTATACCACACCTCACCGCTATTGTCAATGAATAATTTGTAAACATTATATTTTTCTTTTATGTATTTGTTAATCTTATTTAACTAAATATTTTTGCTTTCTGTTGCGTAAAGGTATTATTTTTATTTTCTGATTAGTCCAATTATTTGTACACTTTATT